GCCCCTTCCCCTTTCTTTTTTATTGTTCTTAAACCTGATACTTTATATCCTGTCAATCGACTTATTTCCGCAATAGAATGTGAAGCATCTTTTTTAAAACCATATTTTTTATTAAACTTTTCTTTATAAGTCGGCATCACGCGATATATAATTCAATTTAGAAAATAATTATATGTCGCAAATACCATTATTATTCCACTCCATATCTTACATAAAATAATTACATCATCTCTTGAAAGATGTATATCATCAAGTTCATCAAAATTATATGTCATTTATATATGATTAAGATTTTAATTATATTATTTATGCGTTGTAAATTGTGAAAAGACCATTATCAAGTCTCGCAAGTCTCATATATTCGCACCAAGTCTTGACAATATAATCTCGTCCACCATTAGCATCATATCCCGAAGCCTTGATATGAAGTTCAATACCCTTCTGACCCACACGACCTTCTGTCAAACGAGTTCCAAAATTAAAGAAAGATCCACGAAGACCTGTTCCAACACTATTCTGTGTAACACGATTATAATAGAAATTACTTAATCCAGCATTATCGCCTGAATATTCCTGACGAGTAACAAACGGAACTCCAACAGACCTTGTGGTATGACTGAATAATTGTGCTTTATTCGTAATCGAAAGTGGGAACTGGAACTTATCATTATATTTAATATTGTATTCAAATGTTCCAGCATTACTCGCCACATTCGCTCCCGCCACAGGAGAAGCCATAACCTCACTCCCAAGTATACCAATCTGATTCGCAAGTGGTGCTTCAATTTCAGTCATTACACGAGATACTAAACGATTCGCCATACCTAAATTACGAACTTGAAGTGTTCCAAGGGCGGCGGCAGTTGAAGAAAATCTCGCAAGACGATAATCAGGGAATGAAAACTCAATAACTGGATTCGCATCTCTGTATCTCGCCATAGCATCTCCTGAATAATGAATATAATCAATACACATTTTTAATTCATTATGATCTATGGGATATCTTTGATTAGCAAGAGCACCATTAGCCGCCGTGGGTAGAGCAACTCGCTTGTTAAGACGCTCAAAAGTTAGTTCAATAAATACAGGCTGGTCTATCATATATAAAGGAAGACTATGAGTCCTTAGGAATGGAAATAGGTCTGAAAGGTCAATGGAGTAAGTAGGACATTCACTCCCCAGTCCCCCCAACATTTCTGCGAAAGGCATTGATAAACCAGCACGACCTTCACCGCCACCATTATTGCCGTGATCCGCATTATCAGCATTATCATCATATTCTCGTCCATTATCAATACCATATAAAGGTGCTTGGAAACCACTTTGAGATGTCGAATTAGCATTACCAGCAATAGACTGACGGAACAGATATTTATGATTGATACAACGACCTGATGTATAATATTCTCTTTCAACATTATTTTCATTATCAATATGAGTTGAAGTAATCATTCGCATCGAGTTCCAATTTGATATTTCATTAACAACATTATTTCCAATTTTTAAAGATGCTTTTTTAATCACTTTATCAATACCTATTGATAAAGGGAAACACGCACTTACCTGTCCTGCTGGGGGTTGAAGAGAAACAAACAATTTTGAGTGACTATGAAGGAAACCTTTCCTTTGTAAGTCAAATCGGCAGACACCTTCCTGATCGTCAGTGGCTTCTTGAAAGGTCGAAGTTTCAGTCAAAGTCGTTTCTAATTTCTGTTCGAAATTAGCAGGGATATTCTTTAATCGCAGTAAATCAGGAACCATCGCCATAGTTATTTTATGATATAAATAAATATAATAAAAATTGTATTATTTTAAAAAAAGTTTTTATGGAAAAGTATTAAAGAATTATAAATCAACCTCAACAGCACCATCTTTCATACGAAGGCGACGAATATGGAAAACAAATGAACTAAATAGTTTATTCTTTCTTAAACCATTAGGACCAGGAGCAAGTGCTGGATTAGCATTACCAGCGGCTGGGACTGGCTGTTGATAGTTGAGTAAGACTTGAACGTCTTTTTCTCTCAAATCCATTGCTCCATCATTTACTGCAAAACCACGAGTTACACAGAAGTTCTGATTGAAACATTTGAAAGAGTGAGGAGTGATATGAGCGTTTTGAAGACCCTTTTCAAGTTCAAATAAATGAAAGGCATCTATTGAAACACGAGTAGACATTTTCCGTGTCGAAACTGGTCTGCTGGGGACAAGTTGCGAATCTATCATCATCTGGTAATCCGTTAAGTAGTCAAGGATTCCTGTATACCCTGAACGATTACTATTAAGAGATATATCCATAACATCTTGTGTGATTTGATAAGTTCCATTACAAGAAATTAAATCCATATCAGAATATGTCGTATTATCCGTGGGAACAATAACAAGAGATTTTGCTTTATGATTATTCGAAAAAATGTTATAAGTTGCTGATGTATCACTCGCCAACATAGAATGTTTGTAATTGGTTACACTGCGAATATCAAACTCAATTGCTGAACCTTCTCGTGCTTTTTGTAGCATTCCCTGTTTGTATGAATCATCAAGTTTGATTTCCTGAACCACAAAGTTAAGATCCGAAATAGTATAAGATACTGGGTAGGATGCAGCATCACGAACTGATGTAGAGAATATACCCATTGTTACTCCCCCATTAACATCAAGCCCACGACCCCCAGCGGCGGCGGCATTAATAACTGCTTCGGCGAGAGTAACTTTGATATACCCATTATAAGTCGCTCGGGCACCAGCAGCACCATCTTCCACTTCAATTTCAGAAATAGTCGCTCCTGTATAAACCCCTCCCCCAGCCACCTGAATATTGGCTTCTTGCGATGCGGGATTTTCGTGAGAGACGAAATTAATGACTTCTCCCACCACAAATGGGAAAGCAGTTGGAGATCCACCATTTGCTCCATCAGGTAAAGAGTTGGTCGGCCAGACATAAAATTGAGTTACATTAGCACCATTTCCAGCATCCCAATCCTGAATAACAGCATTGCCTCCCGCTGGATCAATGGCTGCGGCAAACATAGGGTTTAATGTTCGCCGTCTATCTTTCAAGACACTATCTAATTGTTTAATAACTCGTGGGGCTGGTTCTAAATCAAGTTCTAAATAAATACCTGACAACATATTCGGATAAATAGTTTCAGAAAATACACCTGATGTAAGGGGAATACAACATTTCACAACATTGCCCTGATCTGCCTGTGAATAGGCAACATCTTGTGGTTCACCAGGTTCACCCTGTGTAAGTTTATTGAACCAAGGATTCGTAAAAGTATCCGCACAATCACTCACAGAATTACCACGAGTGCCTTCATTGGGACGACTGGCTGTTGTCGCACCTTCTTTTAAACAACGAGTTGACTTCAATGCTTGATTCGTATCATAATCACTGCGAAGACAAGCAATTTGATTCCACTCATTTATCTCCTCTAATAATGTGTTTCTTGAAAGATCATAACAGCGAATATTTTTCACAATTACTCCTGCACCCATAGGATCACATTGAAGGCGAGTTGCCCTCGCATTCTCGTTATTAATTCTCATATTAAACTCTAAATAACTATCTTTACCTGAAAAAAACTCAACAGATTTCGGAATAGAAAACGAGACTTTACGAGATACAGACCCAACATCAAATGTGAGACCATTATCAGATGGGATTGATATTTGTTCTTCGCCCACTTGGACGATATTATCAGCAGACCAGTATGACATATTTTATGATATATAAATATAAAAAAATACTAAATATAAAATAAAAAAAAAACAAATTAGCCAGTATAATATTTTTCATTGACTTAAAGTTTTTCTGAATTCTCTTTTAAACTCACTAATAGAGTAACTATTTCCCTCATCGTCTTCTACCATTCCTTTTCTCATTTTATCAGCATCCATAATCTCACCATCTTTCGCTAAACTATCAAATGAATATACATACGTGGTAGTTTCACCTGGATATGCTATACTATTCTCTCCCTTCGCAGTCCATTCCCAATAATTTTCTTTACTATTTACACTATCTTGTGTCTTTTTCCAGTCAATAGAAGATTTAATATTAGGAGGAGGTATTCGTGTCTCTTTCTTAACTGCTTTCTTGACTGGTGCTTTCTTAACTGGTTTTTTTACTGGTGCTTTCTTAACTGGTGCTTTCTTAACTGGTGCTTTTGTTGTTTTTTTAACTTTCGCTTTTTCTATCCAGTGTCCTTCTTTTTTAAGACCTGCGATGAGATCTGCCTTTTTCATTCCTAATTTAATATGTGGTTTATTGAGTTTATGAAATCTTACGACTTCTTTCAATTGTTTAACATTCATATTCTGATTCGCTTTCATCAATGTTTATACATAGTAAATATAAAAAAAATATTTTCAAATTTGAAATAATATTAGGTTTGAAATAAATCAAAAAAATATATCATTGTAATAATGAAAGTCTGTATTTGTTCTTTGAGTAATCGTCCAATTCTTTATGAAAAAACTTTTACTATTATGGAAAGGTATTGCAAAAAATGGGGTCATCATTTTATTCCATACTATGAACTATTAGCCACAGACCGACATCCTGCGTGGGGAAAAATAGCATTGTGTAAAAAATTATTGGAGACACAACTTTTTGATTATGTTATATGGATTGATGATGATATTGTATTAACCAATATGGAAAAAAATATTGTGGATATTATCAATGAAACAAATGATAAATGTATCTCTATTCAAAAAGAAAATAAAAGAGGAAAAACAATTAATAGTGGTTTTATGATTATGAAAAATAATCCCACAACACTCAAAATATTAAATGATATATGGGAAGAAGGTGAAACATCAGAATATAAAACAAATCATCCGTGGGAACAAGGAGTTATAAAACCCTATGTTTACAAAAATATGGAACACTTTCATTTATTTAATAATAAAGAATTACAAACATTTCACCCAGGGTGTGGATCTTGGGCTGGGAAATGGAGATGGGAAAAAGGTGAGTTTAGTTGTCATCTTGCTGGAATAGGTATGAAAAGAAGAATATTATTAATAGATGAATTAATTAAAAATATTTCAAATAGTAATGAGTGACATAAAGAAACTTGATTGTTGGTCTAATGAAACAGAAACATTATTAGCAGAATGGAGTGAAAAAGCATCGTGTTATAGATGGCTTCACGGCAGATGTGAAAAGAAATATAAAAAAAGATATTATATGTTCTCCATTCCAGTTATTATTTTATCGACTTTAACAGGAGCGGCAAATGTGGGTATGGATTCTTTTGTAAATGAAGAAAATAAATCAATGGCTTCTGCTATTGTTGGAGGAGTCAATATATTCGCTGGAATACTATCAACCCTTCAAAACTTTTTAAAAGTCGCAGAATTGATGGAAAGTCATAGAAGTTCCAGTGTGTCGTGGTCTAAACTTGGAAGAAACATATCAATTGAATTAGCATTAGATAAAGACAAACATAGATCCAAATGTTCTGATTTTTTAGCAATATGTCGTGCGGAATATGATAGATTAATAGAACAATCACCAATGATTGATGATGATATTATTAGTCAATTCAAAAAGAAGTTTAAAAAATATAAAGTATCTAAACCTGCAATATGTAACGGATTAGATAAATGTGTGATTCATAGTCGTGAAACAATGAAAGGTATTCCATTGGAAACTGAATTATCTATTCCTGATGATGAATCTATTCAGAACAATCCGAGCAGTCCGAGTCTGTCCCCGAACCACTCCCCGACTCTTCCAACGCCATAATTTTACATCTCAATTTAAGATTTTCTTTTTTCAATTTCTTGTATTTTTTCTCATAATTATTTGATGATTTTGTATCCTTTTTATTTTTTGAATCAAGATGTAATTGTGCCTTTTTATCAATCATTTCATACCATTCATCTTTGGGAACAAGTTGATAATTATCTGAAATATTTTTTTGATAAGTATTTAGTTTCATAATACTTTCTTCATAATTTTTATTTTTTAGTCTTTGAGTATCTAATTTCCTTTGAAGAGCAATCACATCTTCTTTTTCACATACATATTGATTGATTCCTTTGTCTATGGCTTCACGAACTCTATAATAACAAGTTCCACAATGTCCCCTGTCGTGTCCGTTTACTAAAAGTTTATTTTTCTCTTTCAATTCATAATTCTCTTTTAATAGTAAAGCATTTTTATGTTTTAATTCTCTTACTTTATGAGGGGCGAACTCTTGGAATGCAGATACAAGTGGTGATATATATTTCGTTTCTGATTTATGTTCTGGTGAAGTAAATAAGTTTTTCAATGCTTTTTCACAAGATGCTTTCGCATTATAGTGTGCTCGATTTTGTGATGATGAATCAGGATCTCTCGCATACATTCCATCTTTGTAATAATCTAAACAAGTCATAACAAGGTTATTAAGGTCATTCGTCTCTAATTGTGCTTCCATTGTTTTAATAAGATAAATTATTTTTAAGTATTAACCGATGATTATTCAATTACTACTTTTTTTGGATCATATTGTCATAGAAAATAGCCAATTACTACTTTTTTGAGGTCATATTGTCAAAAAAAAGGGTCAATTACTACTCTATATCGGCAATTACTACCACTTTTTACTCCAATTCCTCCCCATACATTCCCATACATTCTGTATGTAAAATAAAAGTTGGATTTATGTCATCAACCTCTAATCCAAGTTCTTCATTTTTGAGATTCTACAATTGCATAGAAATATAATATTATAATTCTTATTCATTGTGATTCTCTATATCGACAAAATCTAAAATATGTTATTATTGGATTATTGTTATTATTGCCTTGTAAATCGAATAATACCCTTTAAAATAATAATAATTGCCTTATAAAAAATAATAATGCCTTATTAGAGGTTGCTGTTTTTGGTAGTAATTGGGGTCATTTAGTAGTAATTTGTATTATTTATTAGTATTGAAAAGTATTAGAAGCAGTTTTTATAAACTCCTGCCGTTCCTTCCCAAGTCTGATTGATCGCATTCATTGTTTGTTGAGCGTATTGTTGTTCTTGTTGTTTGGCTTTCTTTTCTGCTTTTCTTTGCTTTCTCATCTTTTCATAAGTGAGTAATGTATTAAGTTGGGCTTGTTGAAGGTCTTCCATACTTAAAGGAATATTATTTTGTTTCTTTGGTTTTCTCATAATAGGTTTTTGATCTTCATCAGATGATTCCGATAATTCATCATTATCAACTTTCTGTTCTAACTTTTCAAGGCGTTTTGCTTCTTTCTTTAAAGCAAGTTCTTCTTTCTTTTTCGCAAGTGCTTTCTTTTTACTTTCTATTTGTGATAATTGTTCTTTCTCTTGTTTTGCCTTTCGTTTTCGTTCTTGTGCTTCTTGCCTTGCCTTTTGTAACTTGGCGAGATGTTCGTCTGATAATTTCTTCTTTGGCTTTCCTTTTTTATTGAGGGTAGGGTCAGCGAATATTTCTTTCTTAACTGGCTTCTTTTTAACTGGTAATTCAGGAACAGGTATATCATCAATATCATCATCATCATCATCATAAATAAAATTAGGATTGGTTTCACCTGTTTCAGCATCACTTTTTTCATCAGGAATATCAGAAATTTCTTCTTTAACGATTTCTTCAACATTTTCTTTATTGTCCTCTATAACTTCATAATTTAAAACATTTGGTAAATTGGATTTCATCAGCGATATATTTTTAATAAATATAATATTAAAAAATTATAAATTATACACAAAAAATAATTTCAACCTTGAATAAAAAAATTGAATTAATCAAAATAAACGACATATAATATACATTTAGATTTATTTTCAAATATGTTTATACTTATTTATACTTATAGTTATTTATTTCTTCTTTTTTCTGCCTCCCATCATTTCAAATATGTCACTTTCTTTTATTTTCTTACTCATTACCTCGGGAATGATTGGGGGCTGGAAACGAGTTAATGAATCTTTGGATGGATCATTGGGTTTATATTTCGTTACTTTTTGTTTTGGTTTTTTTTGTTTTTGAAGTTTATCTTTCATTTATTATTTTAGTATAATTTTTATTTTGACAATAATTATATAATATAATATCATAAATATGTCGTATGTGATTACCTCTAACAAAACAGATGATGATGATTTAGAAAATTATGCTTCCGAGAATAGTCGTCCTTTCAATTATTCAAATACTTTATCAAATACTATTGTTATTCCTAAGAACGGACAAGTTGCTTTACAAAGTGCAAAAATCAATCTTGATGGAAGTATTAGTATCGGAAATGCTGCTCGTATATTTTATTTTTATTTCGGTCAACATATTGATATGCCTCCATCAGATCTTGATGCTTTCGGATTCCCTGCTGGGGCTTCCGACCAAACAGGCTCAGGCATTCCATCTGTCATTCCTGATATTAATTCTTCAACTGCGAAACCAATTCGAATTGAATTATTTGATGATTTCAAAGATAAAGGTATTGATAGAGTCAGCACGAATGAACTTTCACTTGAATTAGAAAGATGTTTAAATACCCAAACTTATCATCCACAACTTGCTGGAAGATGGAAAGTGACTCCTAAATTAAATACAAATACAAAAGCATTTGAAGGATTCAATATTTTATGTAATCAAGGACTCACAGCCCCAGGAACATTACCTCTGACTAATTATGTTCCCCCAACACAGAGAGCGTTTTCAGATGGAGGAAAGTCTGGCGGAATGATAGATGCTGCTATTTGGGATCAACGATTAGAGAGTAATGCTGGGGATCGGGAATGGACTTATGCGAGCATTGGAGGTGTCGGAGGCTTCACTTACGGAACAGCAGGAAGATCTCGTAAAACAGCGGCAGTCATTGGAAATGTTCCTCCATTATCAAATAAAGCAGGACATTATAGAGTTGAAATAAAAGCAGCACTTGGTCGTAATAATGATTCATCATCATTTATGGTTGGATTGACTCGTGCTTTAAATGGAGAACCATTTGTTACAACAGAGGATGGTAATTATTGTAATCCATCTTATTATGATAATCGTTATGGTGGAAGAGGTGACGCACCAGGTCAAATGAAAAATCTTATTGATTATTGTATTTCAGTTGATGCGAGAGATGGTATATTAAAAGTCTTTCAAGCCGTTGCTGACAGCACAATCAGAGATGCTGCTAAAGCAGCAGGAGAACTTGATTTAGAAGAATATGAAAGATTATATATGAAGCAGTTCGCCTATGCCGAAGTCGGACAAGTGGCTGGGATAGATCCTCTTCCATCAGATTATGATATTAATACAAATAATTTGGATATAGATCATATCAACTTTTATGTAGATGGTGAAGTAGTTACTATTCAAGCAGAAGATTCAGACACAACAACTTTTTATGATATAGTAAGATATGATTCCACAAGAAACAAAATACAGAACTTGAAACCTGTTAATCAGAGTTGTTGGTCGTTGTATCCATATCTCGCAGGAAATAACTTCTTTGATGACCCTGGTCCTGGTTATCCTTTAATAACTTTAAAAATAAAGAAGTTCACAGGAATAGATGGGACAGCCCTTCAAACACAACATCGTTTCTGGTATGAAAAAGACGATTTGAGTTTTGCCGATCACAGATGGAGTTGGGAACAACAAATGATTGCGAACGGACAAATACCACAAATTGAAGAAGTAGATCAAAGAATCATTGTAGACATAGGGCAGTTCCCAGGTGTCCCATTGGGAGTAACTTATACATCCATAGATAGTAATACTTCACCCTTTGAATATCGTCTTGGATATGCAGGAGATATTGGGACAGGTAATACTCCTCATTTAATTTTATCAGAAGATTCACGATATCCTGAATCAAATGGTGCGAACGCTCAACAATTATTGGGCTATGATAGAATCCCAGTTGTTGATTATAATTATTTTGAATTAAATGCAGATGGAAAAGGTTGGACGACAGGTTCGGCAACTCTTCCGAATGGTGTATCCACACGAAGTATTTTTGTAAGAGTGAATAACTTAACACAGAAATCTCTGAATGCTTTTAAAGATATAAAATCAGGTATTATCGGTCATTTACCTCGCTTCGATGGATTGAATAATGTAGGACCGCTTTATTTAGAACCAAAAAATCTTGTGTATGTTGATATTGATAATCCTGCTCCTATTACATTAAATGAACTTTCAATTTCATTAGTTTATTCAGATGAAACCTATTGTGAAGCATTATCAGGAACAACAATTGTATGTCTCCATATCAAGGAAAAAGGCACTTAAAAAATAGGTGTGAATAAGTATTAAATGAAGAGAAATAAGAATGCGACTCACGGATTATATATTTTTCATAAAGATACTTTAATTGCTAAATATGATGTAGCCACAGATAATTGGGAAGATTTATACAAAGAATTATCTTTACGAGTTATAAAATCAGGAATGGCTATGGGATTTCCATTACATCATCAAATTAAAGTATCGGAACAATATTTAAATGATATAGAAAAACAAACGAGACATTGTGAAAAAATAAAATTACTTGATTTTTGGAAAGTATTGGCGACATTCTTTTTTCTTTACAAAGTGAATAAAGTTGATGGTAATAATTTTATATTTTTAAAAAACAAATCAAAAAAAAATAAACATCTATGTATAAATGACAGAACAAGAAGTTGAACCTGAACCACAACCTGAACCACAAGTAGAAGAACCGAAATGGATTGAATTAGATAAAGATGTTCGTGTGGATCTCAATAAAGTAAATGAAAAGTTACACAAAGATATTGAAATGGAATGGGAATGCTGGGTGAAAGATATGTGTCGTGATTCAACATTACCTGATTACGAACATTTATTAGAAACATCGGAGAGTTGGGAAGAAGTCAATCGTCTTTTAACTCATAGTGAAAAGAAAAGAAAAAAAGAATCAGATATGAAAGAAAAGAAAAAAAGAAAAGTAATTTATTATTGATTGTATTTACCCATTTGAACTATTTTTTCAAATCTTTCAGGATATTTTTTTTTAAAGTCATCAACACGATTATGCCTTTTGTAATAATTAAATGAATTAATAATGAGATATTTTTCCCTGTTTTTCTGCTGGTATTCTATTTTTCTATCACGATTTTTATGATAATATTGTAATGATTGTTGTCTATTGGTTTCAGCGAAGTCTTTATCTTTCTTTTTGATTTGATAATAATCTTTATCATATTGTTTTTTTTTGAGATATTGATGAAGTATTTTAGAAATTTGTGTTTCTGTTAAATCCATTTTGTTATTACTTATATATTTTATTTTATTTTTAAGTATTAAGAATGGAATGGAATGATCGTCAAATAGAATGTTTGGGGCTATTAATGACAATTTTGTATGGGTATATTTTTATTAAATTATATATGTTAGTATTATAATAAAATGTCATCAAGCGATGAAGAAGATCCTCCGCCAAAAATAAAAAAAGATCATAAAGTTCCCAAGATATTGAAAGTGAAAGACTTAAAGGAAGATGATAGATTTGCGGATTTACACGACCATCTCCCAAAAATGCCCTGTTTGGCTTTACTTATAGGGAGCGTCAGATCAGGTAAATCAAATTTATTGGTGAACTTTTTTTGCAATGATGACTTCTTCAAAGATAAGTTTGATATGGTGAAGTTTATCTCCACAACCTTAAACACAGATAATAAAGGAAAACTATTATCAGAATATTTTGATACAGAAGATCATTATGAAGATTGGATGATACAAGCAATAAAAGAAGAACAATCTTTATATGAAAGGGATGAGAGACCTTCGTATGCTCTTGTTCTTGATGATGTTCTTACACAAGATTTCTCGAAAAATAATGCTGTGAGTTATTTTGCGACTCGCTTCCGTCATTACATTGATTTTTATTGTATAGCCACACAGAGTTTCAGAAGTGTATCAGGGATGATAAGAAATAATGCGAATGCTGTATTTATATGTCGTCAGCAGAATAAACTTGAATTGGAAAAGATTGCGGAGGAATATGCGGCAATGGTCGGAGGGAAAGATAATTTTATGAAATATTATAAAATAATTCATAAAGAGCCATATCAAGTGATGTATTTAGATTTGCAGAGTAACCCTGCTCGTATACTTCGTAATTTTGAAGAAGTATTATATGTTGATAAAGACGATCACGATTTAGAAGATTAA